AAAAATGCTGGAATATTTTTCCAGCATTTTTGAATTCAAAAGTTGAATTTGATATCAGGAGTCAGCGAGTTTTGCGAAGTAACTCATTGGGTCTTCATCATCGTCTGCTTTACTACCTCCAATGTCAGGAGAGTTGAAATCAGCAGTTGTTTTTGAAGCCTTATATGAGTCTTCAAGTTTCTGCATGACTTGCTCTTCACTAACCTTTCGTTGCTCGGTGGCAGCGTAGTTATCATATTCAGTCTCCTCTTGTTGCGTTGATGTAAGTGTGGACTTATTGCCCAGAACATAATCAAGACGCTTCTTCAGATCATCATAAGACTTGAACTGATCTGCGGCGGTGAAAGCAGCAAGTGAATACTGCTTCTTCCAGATACCCTCAAGGGCATCATCGTCGTCCAGTAGAGGAGAGGGACGGTCAAACTCGGACTTATCGTAGTTCCAGTAACCATCTTTCTTCTGCAGTTTCAGTTTGAAGTTAGCACCCTGCCAGAAATCGAAAGGGTTGATAGGTGTTTCATCTTCAAACTCGGGTTGCATTACATCCATAACCTTATCAAAGATCTTCTTGCCGAACTTGTAGAGGAATACTCCACCCTCGTTTTGAGGATTAGCAGGATCTTTGACAACATAGATGTTGGCATAGAAAGACAGTTTGCGTTTTTGCTTACGCACAGTATCTTTGTCGGCATCGTTGCCGCTGTTCCATAGTTCACGATTCAGTTCACCGATAGGATCCTTACCACCGATGGTGGTCAGGGAGTTCTCGATGTACCACCCACCAGGTCCTTGGAAAGCGTGAGAGAACAGTTTGACCCAAGGGAGATCTTCTCCATCAGGTGCGGGTAGAAAACGAATGACAGCATAACCGTTACCAGACTTATCCATCTCTGGTTTCCAGAGACGTTCATCGGCACCGCCGCCTTTGTTATTCATCTTCTCGGCTTCTTTAGTCAGCTTTGCTGTTAAAGAGCCCAAAGAGCTTTGTTTCTTGAGGTCTTTGAAAGACATTTGATATACTCCATATTGGTTGTATTTGGCTTTTGTTCCGTTGCTTTCAGGAGGATTGGATAGCCTCTTAAACCAAGAACTATAAGTTCTTGTTAAAGGTTTGTCAAGAAGACTCATTAATAGATTTTTTCATGTTTTCAATTATGCTCGACATATTAGAAAACACATAACCAAGATCCACATCGGGGGGGAATCCTAGTTGTCTTGCGGAGATGATGATTTGTTCCTTCATAGTTTTAGCTTCAGGATCATCCGATAGACTCATCCTAGTATACAGGACCTGCTGCTTGTTTAGCAACTGCTCCAGCAGTTCAACGTGTTCTAGTTTATCTGCGTTGTCCATAGCAGAAAATGAAAATACCTTCTCATAGATCTTGTCTTGAAGATCAGAAATGTCTTTCATTTCCTGTTGAACAAAGTCTGATTTAAAGAAACTCATACCCCCTCGTAAATAATCTCTTTCAAGATTTTCTTATATTTGAACACATCAATATGTATAAAGGTGTCATACTTACTGATTCGCATAGAAAGAAACTTCCATACAGGATCATCAAGTCTAGTATCAAAATCAGACTTGAATCCAATAATCTTGTTTAAGATTACCATACTCTCAAGGGACAAACTCTTATTGAGATGTTCCTTGACCACAGGAGGATGCTTGGTCCCCTCAACTCTAAACATAGCATCAAATCCCTTACCTGTAAAGACGTTCTCTACCTCTGTCTTGAAGGTGTATGTAAGAGACTGTAATCGCTTCTTCCAGTCGGTGTAGTTTTGTTCTCCATTTCTAACGATCTCTCCAATCCACAATGACTGAGGGTCATCACAAGATACAAAATTGGAAACGAAAAACTCGACCACTTCACTATCATCCTTCTGCCTGCTTAGTTTTTCAAAAAAGAATCTGTCTTTACGTTTGTAAAAACTTTGAATAGTGGCACGAGATTTACCACAATACCTGTGGTAGTCGTACTTCTCTCGCGTAAAATGGTTTTTAAGTCCTAGGTAGGACTTGTAGGCATCAAAAGGCGTCACCTTTGGTATCATTCTATAGAGGTCGTCTGCTCACAAAGGAAGTTTAGCATGGGATGTTCTCTTAAGCAAGTTCATTTCCATTGCTTCACATTTGATTTTCTCCTTGAGTGGTTTGGAAATCAATTTGGGAATTGACTCAACATCAAGATTGTTTTTCTCACAGAAATGTACAATGGCATCAATATACTTCATGCCTTTGTTATCGTGAGCAATTGCTTCAATCTCTTCTGCGAACCTACGAGAGCAATAGAACTTTGTCTCTAATAGATTAGTGATCGTTTCTTCTTCAGGACTCTTTGCCATATTCCTGTAATTTGAATTCAACAAACTCTCTAATATACTCGGAGAGAAGGTTGATGTACTTTCGTTTGTCGTGCTCTTCATAGACTTCCACTTCACCATTTTCACATGCCATAATGATGACAAATTTCTTTACCATTATACCAGTCATCTCGTATAACATGCAAGCATAAGCAGCACACTGTACAAAATAATGGTCAATCCACTTGCGTGGTTTTGGTTTCTTACTGGTCTTAAAGTCAATGACTGCTAATTCGCCTTCATATTCAGCGATACAATCAACACTGCCAGCGATACCTAGTTCTTTACTAAAGAGTGCCTGCTCAATAGCATGAATGTTATCAATCTTATCAAGATCAGGTTTTGCCATCTTGAAAAGATATTCCGAGAGGGGTTGAACCGTTGGAAGTTTTTGATTCCTAATGTAGTACTCAACCAATGTATGCATGTCAGTGCCACGACTGGTTGCTTGTTTGGTAATCTTGTTGGCTTCTTCATTACCAACCCGTGCTCTCCAAGACCTGAAGATCTCACGATTGTAATGACTAATAACAGAGGTAATAGATACTAACTTCTCTCCCGTAGGAGTATCATAGTATCTTACACCATCAATAGTCTCTCTGGAAAGAGAAGGATAATCAATTTCAACTTTTGTAAACATTACATACCAAGTTCAAGTTTAGCAATGATGTACTCTTTAACGAGTCCACTACGGCAGATGTCTTCCGCTTCAAATTCTACCATACTAAACGATGGCATGTTCTTAAGGATACGAATGAAGTCAACGATTCCATTCTTCTCTGCTGTTTTAATAAGATCAGTCTGTGTTGCGTCTCCGCAGAAATGAATCTTACTACTCTCACCAACACGGGTAATCATTGAGTCCAGTTCATGAAAGTTTAGATTCTGAAACTCATCAACAATAACGATAACATTATCAAGAGTAGTGCCTCTGATGAATGAGGTAGACCAAAAACTAATTGTACCCTGTGCTTTAAGATTAGCATAGAGCATTTCAAATGCGTTGTCATCTGGCATCTCAAACATATACTTTACCATATTCTTATATGGAATCTGGTAAAGAGAGGACTTATCTTCATGATCGCCAGGGAGGAAACCGATCTCTCTGGTAGGCACAAGCGACCTGACGATGTAGATCTTTTCATAAGGTGTCTTGGGGTCCAAGACATCTAGGATGGCATTGTAGAGGGTGATAAAGGTCTTACCTGTGCCAGCACAACCATAAGCAACAAGGTTCTTATCTTCTTTATATTCTTTGAAGAAAAGTTCTTGATTGCCAGTCAGAGGTTCAATCTTTCTAATGTAATCAAGATTGATTGGTTTCTTTCTCTTCATAGTCCTGTTGCTTGTACCAAAGGGAACTGGATTCTCTTTCTTTTTTCTAGCAGACATAATTTATCAATCGTAGTGCTTCAAAGTAGCACCTGGTTGCTTCTGTGCTTTACTAATGACATCTTTCCAACCTGGATATTTGGTGTACAGTTTTGAAAAAGATCCACCAATTTCAATACCCAACTTGGGAGAATTATCGGGAGTATAATACCGTTGCCAGTCTGGATTATCTTCACACCACTTATCCCAGTCATGAATACTCATGACAATCTCTTTAGTTTCACCAGTCTCCTTATTTTTCACAGGGTATGTTGCCATACGTCACCTCATTTGTGTTTATATTTATTAAGACCAGTCAAGGGCACCAGCAATCGTTGGAAACTGCTCCGCAAAGATCTTTTTACATCCCTCGGCAATATCCATATGCTCTTTCTGTGTGCCGTTAGCAGCCCTCAAAGAGATATAATGAATCCATGAACGAACCGAGCCGCTCATATAGAGTCTGGTCCCTACAGCAAGGGGAAGCACCATTCTAGCACACTCCTTTGCCACTCCTCGTTCTAGCATCTGTTGATACAGTGCCATGGAAGAGTCAAACAAAGTTTGCATCTGCAACTCAAGATTCTGTTGAACAAATGGATCAAGATCATTAGTAGAGTTCTGACGATTCTTTGTATCCTGACGACGCAGTTCTGGTAGAGGAATACTACCAAGCAGAGATGAATCTGCGTAGCGTTGAGAAAACTCTTGAAATGTAAATGATCTGTGACGAAGCACTTGAGCTGCGATTGCCCTAGATGTTTCTATCTCAAGTGTCATAAATGACTGCTCAAAGATACTCCAATGCTGGTGCTTAATACAGTACTTGATTAGTCCGTCAAAAGAATCGTTACCCTGATTGGATGGATTACTTACGCGAGCGCAGTAAGCGATATGTTTTTCAGCATCGGGAGATGCTGATACCAGTGTTACACTATTCATCGTTTTTAACCTGTTTGCGGACCTTTTTAAGTTCTTTGAGTTCGGATTTGATCATCTGATAGGCATCTTCCGTGGATAATTTCTTTGCTATTTCCAAGCAAGTAATAACCTCAACTCTTGTTCCAAAATGCTGAAGTGCGCTCTCAAAGGAATCTAGTTCTTCGTACATAATTAATCTGGGTATCCATCATCATCATACGATTCATCGTAATCAATGATAGGTGCTTGATATTTAGTATCATACTTATAGGACTCAATATCAGAAAATACTTCAGACTCCAAAGCGTCAACTAAAAGTCTTAAATTTCTGACTATGAGTTTTAACTTTTCTCTTTCCATAAAAAATGGGAGGTTTCCCTCCCATCCTAACACTATTCAATTGATTTGGCAATCACTTGATGTAAGTGCGTCCACGATAGCAGAAAGTCCCGTGAGACTCTTTGCTTTCTACACAACGGGTAGAATACTCAACACCACGGTATGAGGTGTGGGTAATCTGTGCGTCATGAATAGCAGATGCTTTGTTGATCTGCTTCTTGATCATGTTTAGTGTGTTCATTGTAGGTACTCCTAAAGTAGTTGGATTTTTAGGTCCGTTCCTTTAGTCGTTTGCGTCCCAATAGCAATCAGGTGTTGATTCTTTCATAACCTCAATTAATTCAATCCTAACCTCATTGTTAAGATTTTCATTATTCCTCATCCGTAGCATAATTGCATCGGCATCAGAACAACTGAGTGATGAATATAAAAGAAATTCAATCATGGGATGAACGGCTCCGTTCCGCGACTTACTTGCGTCCCACCCAAGAGTGGGATGAACGTCAGGTCCTATTATAGACCTCATATCTTATTTAGTCAAGTGTCTTCGTATCAACACGAACATTTTATTATTTCTAAAGAAGCATACCTTTGTCACTCATATACTTAAGAGTTTCTTTTAAGGTTCCACGGTGTTCTAGTCCAATTGCAATTTGAGGATACTCTGCTTCAGCACCAAACTCAGCATGAAACTGATTGCTGGTAAAGTCATCGTCCAAAAGAAGGACTCTTACATTAACAGAGTCATCGAACTGAACACTTGTAAGGAGACTCTCTGCCCTTTCACATTCTTGACTTCTATTAGAATAAATTATTGGTTGCATTCTTTATCCTCCTCATATTCAATTACGATTCTTTTATATTCTCTACCAGAACTATCTTTAATGTAGAGTTTTTTGAGTTCTCCATTTAGATCTTTGGCAATTTCATGCAACTTGCCCCATGGTATTTCTTTTTCAATCACGTTGCCTCCAGTCATCTGTTTTTTCGTGAGAAAACCAGTCTGCAATATCATCTGCACTACCGAACCCTGAAGAATGGTTAGATGGATCAGGGTCCCCAAGGTCCATCTGGTTCATAAAATCATCAAAGTCACCCTCTTTCATATCAGGATTTCTTGCTTGTCTACGTGCCTTCCTTAATATTGATGATGCACTTTGGTTTGACTTTGCTAGTTTGTTTGCCCAGATCATATCATCTAGACTTACTTCTTCATTACTAACAATTTTTTTACAGATTGCTTCAAGTCGCAACCTGTATTGGGTAGAAAGCATATGGATTTACCTGCTAGTGTATTTATTCTATTGCCTCTGAATCAATTCCATATTCATCTACTAGTTTGTCTATCTGAGTCTCTTGCCCAGATAGTTTTTCTAATTCAAACATGGATGACTTTTGGTACTTCTTCAGTTTCTTATACTCTCTAATAATTTTTTGAACTTGCTTTCCGTTAATATTAAGGGTGAACTCTTTGTCCTTTCCAGGTTTGGCAAACCCCTTGAAACCATCACTCATTTTCTTTTCTTTTCTTTCTTTGGTTTTTGTCCCCAAAGTTTAGGGTTAACTGTTCCATATCCAAAGTCAATTCTTTGAACAGAACCTTTTCCATATCGATCATAATACATATCAAACATCTTTGATACTTTACCACAACGGGTAAGATCGACGCATTGCTTTCCGTCAACGATATACCAGATTAGTCTGGCATCTGTCGGAAATGTTTTATCGTTTGCTATCTCTATAGTTGTTTTTTCCAACAGAATTTGACACTCATAATCAGATGGATTGATTTGGTTTTCCTCTGATCCATATTCTGCCATTTCTTTTTCCTGGTGTTCTACAGCAACACTACTCATGAACGTCCTCCCCAGTTGATATCGGGATAAGCTTCTTTAATAACTTCGTATGTTAATTTATATTTAGTTTGTAATGCTTTGTCTTTTACAAGGCAAAGGATTGATGCCTCCTCAGGGTGTAAACCCTCAAGCATTTGGATAAACATAGTCTCTCTACGAAGAGAAGTGAGACTATCATTACCACCCTTTACAAAGTTAAAGAGATGCTTATACTCTTTACGAAGCGATGTGTGGTCTGTTCCAACAGGAACTTCATTTGCCTTGTAAGGAACATCTCCAGCAGGAATTACAGAGACTACAGTGTCATCGAAGTTCCAGATGAAAAGACTCTTCAGTGCAGGGTTACCATACTCCTGAAGAATCTCAATTTTTTTTACTTTACTCCTTTGCTTGCTAGCAAGTTCAAGGATTTCATGAATGAATGGATTAGGTGGGAGTTTTGCTTTCTCCTTAGTCGTCGTCTTCTTGGTCGAGTTCGTCATAGCTATTTTCAAATCGTACTGCTAAAATTTCGTCAGGTAATACATTTCCGTTTTCATCAAACAT